GCCGCCCCCCCCGCACCGTTCCGGATACCACACCCTCACACATACCCTACCCCCTAGATTTTTTTGGGAAATTTTAGGGATTTACGCACAATCAAGGACTTATAATGGCTAAAAAATGGGAAGAAGGATCTACTGTTAAAGACAACCAGAGGCGGATGGTTGCTAATACTTTACGAGCCGGTAATAAACTTACTCCTGCACAGAAGAAGCAATTTACTGCAAGTGAGATTACGGCGATAAAAGGAGAACTAGCCAAGGAAACGCCGCATCAGAAAAGGATGCGGAAACCTTCGGGTGTAGCATCTAAGCCCAAGGCTGGTAAGGGTGGGCCAAAGTTGTCTAAAACTTTTGGTACTAGAACTAGATATGGTGGGTTAACTAAGACTCCGGTTAGGAAAAGGAAAGGCGGTTCAACAGGAACTACTGTCGGTCAACGAAGGAGAGCACGGATCGCAAAGATTCCGAAGTAGAGAAAGTGACCGAAGATCTGATACCTATCAAAACCCACGATATATTTAAAGTACCTCTATTTTCTATACACTTGGCAGGTTTCACAGATGATCTTAAAATCAAGGAGTTGCTGGAAAATCAATTTGTAGAAAACAAGAAAAGTGATGTGGCTGCTTGGCATGTAACCCAGACCAATTCTAATTTACATGAGAAAAAAGAATTTGCGCCCTTGGTTCAAGTTATAGGAGATGTAGCATATTCTATAATTACGGATATCATGGAATATGATCCCACGTATTTTGCCCATGTTACTGCAATGTGGGCGAATAGACAGCCCAAGGGGGCTTTCTTTAGAAGTCATACTCATCATAACAATATTTTGAGTGGGGTTTTTTATCCGGATTCTGACAAGGAGTTTCCGCCAATCAACTTTCAGCGCCCGTATGTTTCTGATTTCGCACCAACGGTTACGAAGAGCAATAAGTACAATGGTGGTGTTTCTAAGTTTAAAGCGCAGAAAGATTTATTAATTATGTTTCCGTCTTGGTTGTCTCATAATGTTCCCGCTAATCCATCGGATAAGGAAAGGTTAAGCATTTCGTTTAATGTTATGCTGAGGGGAGTCTTTTCAGCAGCCCAATCAAATCAAAGCACACTTTTTTAAGGACGTATCATGGCAAGACAAAGACAAGGATCTCGTTTCCCCACAAAGGGAAATCTCAAGGCAGGAGCGTTAGGCCAGCATCAAGTGATGTATAGCGAAAAGGAGTATGGGGACAGAGGAGAGATGAAAGCCAAACCCAGAACGGGGTTTGTTGAAAAGGACTTGACTGCCAAGGAAAGGGCTGCGAAAAGTGGTCCTGTCACTCGCTGGAGTCGCCATTCCGTTGCTGCCGAGAATGCCAAAAGGAAGGCGGCGGAGAAAAAGAGGAAGGCTGCAGCAAGGCAGGATGCCAGTAAGACACCGGGAGAGAAGAAGAAGCCGAGAGTGGGATCGGATGCTAGAACCAGAGTGGGCGGTGGCTCACCCGGATCTAGAGTTGCTGGTGGTTTGGCTAGAGCAAGAGGAAGATAGGAATGCCATCAATTAAAGGGAAGAAGATCAACACCAAGAAGAAGGTCGCCTCTAAGAAGAAGGGCAGGGGTGGTCAACCCGCTTCTAAGGGAAAACAGCTTTCGGGGGTGAAAAAATTGTTAGGCGGGATTCGTATGGCTGGTGGCGGGGGGTCAAGCACTGCCGGTCAACCTAAAGTAAGTGGCCCCAGAAAGGGCGTAAAAGAACCAAGCAGATTACAGTGAGGAGATAAATGGCGGGAATGACATGGGGTACTTTTGGTGCACCTCCACAGGAGGAGAAAAAACCTAAAGCAAAGAAGATTTCCGCATCCAAGAAAGGCAAGTCCACCAAGAGAAGCGAGAAGACTATTCCAAGGAAGCGTTATGCCTAGAGATGTCATGCCTATAATGTCAGACAGGGATCTGTCTCAAGCGCTGGCTGATCGAGAGGATGCTTATATTAGTGGGGAAGGTACTCCAGCATGGAAGAGGCAGAGTTATGGATCGGATCTTAATTTAATGGGGAGAGAGGAATATTTGTCTGATCTTATGACTGATAGCCTAAGACCGGGAGGAAATCCGGTAGAGAAATCTTTACCCAGCGCAGAAGTTTTTATGCCTGAATATTCCGAACAACTGATAGAAGAATATCCGGGTTGGCGTGTCCCATATATGGGAGACACTCGTCAGTACCCGGAAGGCCATATAAGAGATGGGGAAGATGTGGGTGGTCAGGCCACAGGGTATGGTGGTTACTATGATGAAAAGGGAAAATGGATTGGATTTGATTACATAGAACCTGCTGATCCCGGTAGTCGAGATTCAGGAAATATAATGGGTAGACGGCCTCCGATTTATGAAATGGATAAACCGGGGAAAAGAATATTGGTGTCAGGATTGGCTGGAGATCCACAATATATCAACGGAGTTGAACAAGTCTATCTTGATTATGAAGATCTTGTACAGACATATCCCGGTATGGCAGGTATAAAGCCTGAAGATTTGGCTGTGGAAAGCGTTCGTGGCGATCAGGAACATTATTTCCTACCGGAGGGTTTGTGGGGATTGTATAATTCAATAGGACAAGCGGATGATCCGAACACTCTAAAAGATGAAAGTGTACAAGATTTAATTAGATACAATGTTGAAGGGGAAGAGGAAACTCTTCAATGGACTATTAAGGATCATGAAAAGATGCATGGGGTGGGACAAACATTAATGGATAATGCGGCCTTATGGAATACTCAGGTTCAGTTTATTGATCCAGTAACAGGAGAGAAGCAATCATTATTTAATTTGATTGCTCCAACCAAAGGGGGTCATCCTACATTAGCAGATCCAGAATGGGATAGAGAGTTAATGCATATCGCTATTCATAGATTGGCTCCTATCGCAAAAGAAAGGGCCAGAATATTTAGCCAGCCAAAATATAGGAATCATAGGTTCTTTTCAGATATAATGAAGATGGATATATCTAAAGACGAGAAGAAAAATATGATAATGGATAGGGCTGCTGCTTTAGTAGATGCTTTGAATAGTGCCGCTCAAATGGTAATTGGGTCTTCTATGGCAGGTTCTTTTGATTACGGTGCGGGAGTAGAAGGAGTCTATGGAACTTCCCGTCCTAGAGTATCTGAAAGACAGCACGTAGAAGGTTTTGAAAAGCACGGGCTTATAGGGAGAAAGTAATGGCATTTTTTGGAGTGATTCCGTTTGGACCCGAACAGTTAGAAAGAATGACTGGAGTGCAGGATAGGAAAGGTTTCTACTTGGAGGATGAAGTGGAAGAAGTTCAAGAGCCTACAAATAATCCATTTCAAGATACTATGTATAATGCTACTTCATATCCGGGCGGTGGTTATACTGGATATCAGCAGGGGGTTGGTAATGTTGACTTTTTAGAAGGACAGCAGACTTCTAATGCTCCTGTTGCTGAAGGCCTTAGTTTGGGCGAAAGGGTTGGAGCGGGTGCAAAAGCCTTGGGTGGCGTTCTGAAAAGAGGTGTGGGTTCTGAAATAGATTACTATAAAGACCTTGGTAGGAAAGGTGCTGATTTTTTAACACAACCTAGAACCCAGAGCGGAGTAGGCGGTTTGATTACTCAGGCAGATGAGTTGGTCGGAGCGAGTAGTGGGCCACTTCCCCGTCAAGATGTTAAACCAACAAGCGTGGCCGAAGCACAGGCGCGAGGACAAAAGACATTCTGGGTTGGAGATAAAGAGAAACTGGCTGTCACGGCAGAGCAGTTAGCCGATTTCAAAGCCTCTGACGCCTATGATCCAACTTCAGGGAAAAGTGCTCTGTCCCAGTGGTCTGAGGCATGGACTTCTCCAGAAGACGCTCCAGACGCTTCAGAAGCCCCCAGACGGGGCGTTCGTGAAATCCTTATAGAAGAGGAGGGTATGAAATTAACGCCCTATGACGACCCCGGAGGAGGCAGACGTACAGTAGGGGTTGGTCATCAGTTGGGTGTAGGAGAAGAGGAAAGAGATATTTCTGATATAGAAGCGATGGAAACTCTGGATGCGGATATCTCTAAAGCCTATGATGCTGTAGATCGATTAGCGGAGAAGTTTGATGTTGGAGAGATACCTTCAGAACTCAGGGATGAGTTGATGATGATGGCCTTCCAGATGGGGGCCACTGGACTTAGCAAGTTCAAGAAGATGTGGGGTGCTATGAAAAATCAGGATTGGGGAGAGATGGTAGCACAAATGGCTGACTCAAGATGGGCGAAGTCACAGACGCCTGAGAGAGCGGCTCGAACTATAGATAGAGTGGCAACACTCATGGGAGTATAAGATGCCAAAAGTAGGGGGAAAGAGTTTTCCATATACGGCCAAAGGCAAAGCAGCCGCCAAGGCTTATTCTAAGAAAAAGAAGAGAAAGGTTTCTGATCAATCTAGCCAGTCGGCAAAAAGAGCGAAGCGTAGAGGGTCGAAGAAAGCACCCGGTAGACCTTTGACCGCTGCGGAAGAAAGATATTTTTCTGGTAAGAGATATGCATAATGGCGCACGCTAAATTTACAAAGGTTAAGTCTGCTAAGGTAAAAACTGAAATGGGGGTTCCTCGCGGCGGAAGAGGTTCCCCAAAACAAAAACAGTCTACAGGTGGCGTTGTTAGAACTTACTCAAATTCAAAGAAAAAGAAAAGGGGTAAAAGATAATGGCAGTTAAATCTTACTCTTGGGGTAAAGCATCTAAAAATGGAAATGGTAAAAAAAGACAATTTAGATCTGCTATGAAAACTGCTGGAGTTCGTGCTCCATCCGCCCCTAAGACTGGATTGGGCGCTTCTAAAAAAACATCAAAAGCAAAGCCCGGATATTCGACTAGGCCAAAATGAAAAGGTTACTTTGGCTTTTATTGCTTCTTCCATTGGCTGGGTCAGCAAGGATGTTTCCAACCCAGTTTGAAATCAAGGCTGTCTGTTGGGATAATGCAGAGGATGCCATACAATATCATCAAGAAGTGTTAGGAGAATACCCAGTTGGTAAAGGATGGATTGATAGCAAGGATGGCCCATCATTTGGAGCCATTATGTACAACCCCACTAAGCCTTCTTGGACATTCCTAAGTTTCCACAAAAAAGAAGGTGAAACCGCAGTGATAGTCTGCGCCATTACAGGTGGAACTATGTGGGAGATAATAAACCCCGGAGATGAGTCGGAGAAACTAGAACTATGAGCAATGGAACCCAACTCGGTAAGAGCCTATCAGTAGGCCATGTAGTAGCCACGGTAGGTTTGATAATCGGTGGTTTCACATTCATATATGATTTAAGGGAAAGTGTAGCGATACAGAATTTTCAATTAGATAGTGTTGAGAAAAGATTAGAGAGAGTGGTTGCGCGAACAGATGACCAGTTTGGGGAGATCATGGATCACCTCGTAAGATTAGAGGAGAAGTTAGATGCAATGGTTTTACCCAACCCAGTATTTCAGAAAGCGCGTTGAATATAGCCCAGACTACAATGAAGGGGCAGACTTTCATTTGGAATTTAAAAATAGAATCATGTGGAAGGGCATGGCTTTGCGAGTCTATCTATGCTGGTCTATCTGTGTAGATATTGCGGCTTTTACTGGTCTGCTTTGGTACATCTTCAGATGAAATGCACTCACTTACAAATAGTTAAGGAATCCTATGGAAGCCATCTACGTTTTACTATACAACTTAGTTTTGATTTTTTCATTCTTGCAATTGTTTCCATAATACATGGTCTTTGCCCTTGGATTCTTACTGGTACGGTTTCCGACAAGGTGAAGGAATTAAATGCTGTCCTTAATGAGCGATGGCTTAATCCTAAATGAATATAGACGCTAAATTCTTTGGTATTCTTATTTTCCTAGTGAGTCAAACGGCTGCTGGGATATGGTGGGCCGCAAGTTTATCTTCTGAAGTTGAAAGGCTTGGAGGTATACAAGGCACTTCAATTCCATCCATTGAGAAAGCCATTGAGGGTTTGGATGTGATGGGGTTCAGAGTAGATCAACTCAGCAAAGAGTTAGAGAGAATAAATGATCGTAATGATGCCATAGAGAATCAGCACTCTAGACTGTTCGAGGCTTTGCAAGGTAATCAAATACAGCAAAACAGCAAGGGTTATGGTGGATACGATTAATGAGCGATGCGATTGATGTAAGCGATAGAACTAAATTCGCTATGCCGATACGCAATCTTATCTCTTTGATTGCATCTGTTGCGGTAGGAGTCTGGGCTTACTTTGGAATTATTGAAAGACTGAATACTATTGAGACAAATTATATTCTCATGCAGAATGATGTTTCAGAGAACACAATTTTCAGCCGTGAATGGCCTCGCGGAAATTTAGGCAGTTTACCCGCCGATTCGGAGCAGTTCATGTTGATAGAGCACCTCAGCGGGGAGTTCGACAAACTTCTTCACAACATTGAAACAGGTAAGGCTCCGTTCGACCAACAGCAAGCACTCACCTTGGACTTCTATAGGCAGAGAATAGAAACCCTTGAGGGTAAGGTGGAGATACTCAAGGATAACGTAGCGGAGTTGAAAGCACATAATGGAAGCGCACGATGACTATTAAAATAATGTTTGTTCTGATGCTATTCCTTAATGGTAATGTTATAGAGTTCATGGGTCATCACGAAAATTCTGATGGGGAGTGGGTAGAGATGGGGGTTCCGGGATGTTTAGCCATGAAAAGGACACTTTCTCGGAATGGATGGAAAGATAATGCTGATACTAATACCAGATATGCTTGTGAGAAACACAAGGTGGCCGTTGAAAATAACTGGGAAGGCAGAGAGGTTGTTCGTAAAATCTTAGATTAAACAAGGAGAATAAAGATGGCAGGAAGAAAGAAGTATGCGGCACGACGACCGCGAGACGCAAGGCTAGATGAAAGACTTGGTATGACTAGAGGAAAACAGGCTGGCAAGAAAATGTCTGCGTTAGGTAGACGAAAAGTTTCTAGAGCGACCAAAAAGAAGTGAGCAATGGTAATAACCGAAGCGGCGCAAAACAAAGTCGATCAGGTTTTGAATGGAGACGGCTTCCTAGAGATTTGTTTAGAAGGTGGAGGCTGCTCTGGATATCAGATAAAACTGAAGGGAAGTTCGGAGATTCCCGCGGACGCGAAGATGCTTTCAGATACAATTTTCTCTGATTCTATCTCCCTAGACTTATTGGGAGATGCAGAGATGGACTGGAATGATGACCCGTTCAAACCATCATTTAAATTCACTCCGCCTACGGGTTCCCATTCATGTGGGTGCGGATCAAGTTTTCAATTAGACTAATGGATCAAATTGAAGATTATATAATAGTTAAAAATATTATATCAAGAGATGTATGTCAGTCATTGATAGATGAGTGTAATAAAAAAGAATGGAGAAAACATACTTGGAATAGTTACGCTGCTGGAACATCTTCATCTGAAAAGACAAAAGAATTAGATGTTATGACTTCTACAGACGAACAACAAGATAAAGTTACACCCGTTCTTTTTAAAGCATTAGACGAATATCAAATAACTTGCTCTTGGAAAGGTGAGAAAACTGATAACCAGTGGCTCACACAATTTAATCGTATTCGTTTTAATAAATACGAAGTGGGTACTATGATGAGAAGACATTACGATCATATACATAGTATTTTTGACGGTATAATGAAAGGCGTTCCTATTGTATCTATTGTAGTAAATTTAAATGAAGATTACGAAGGTGCAGAATTTCATTGTAGAGGTAAAGAAATAAAATTAAAAACAGGAGATATATTAATGTTTCCTTCTAATTTTATGTATCCTCATGAAGTAACAGAATGTACAAAAGGCGCTAGATATTCATTTGTATGTTGGGCGATTTAAATATAAAAATGGATTAAATATAAACATGGAGATTTTAAATGGACGGATTGAAAAAGTTGTGGGACGAAGTAAGATCAAAGCCTTGGATATGGGGAGTAATAATTCTCATTATTGTAATCGGTGGATTCTTCGGGGACTAATCCTCGCATGTTTATTGAGCATGACGGGGTGCGGGACTCTGAAGAGCAGCCTGATAACTGGAGCGGCAACGAGCGCAGTTGTTGGTGCAACGAGTGTCTTTCCGGGGGGTGTGATTGCACCAGTGGTAGCGGGGGGAGTGACGGCTGCGACTGCCTCTGCATTGACTGCGGAAAAGCCCGGTAAAGCGGCTAACATAACCGCAGATACAGTGGTCAATAAAGCGCCTGATAATTTTTGGACATTGTTGGGCAAATTGATCTCAATGGGCGGTTGGGCATTAATATTGATAGTGGTTGTTCCTATGCTGTTCTCTTGGTTGCTGCCGGGACCAATTCAGTTTAAAGGTAAAAAGAAAAATGTCTCGTAGTTATAGGTTAGAATACGATAGATATCATTCTAAGTCTAAACAAAAGAAAGACAGAGCCGCAAGAAATACTGCTAGTCGCAGACATGGACAGAGCGGTAAGGATGTTCATCACAAGGATGGAAATCCAAGAAACAATTCTAGGAAAAATCTTTCTGTGGTAAGCAAGGGATCTAATAGAAATAAAAGTCCCGGCAGACCTAAAGGAAAGAAAGATTCTGTTAAAAGGAGACCGCGTGGCAGTTAAGAGCAAGTTCCCAGAAATCTGGGATGATAAAATGAAAAGACGAATAGAATGTCTTTTTGATCAAGGCGGAACTTTGATTGAAGCCGCTAGAGAAATGGGGATCAGTAGATCCACTCTTCATGCGTGGGCTAAGAGCACTGACAAACAGAAGGAGAGTTTTCGTGAGACCTTAAAGATTGGTAAAGAAGCCGCAGAGGCTTGGTGGATTCGTCAAGGCAGAGATAATCTTGAAACAAGAGGATTCAATCATGGCCTTTGGCTTATCAATATGGTAAATCGTTTTGGTTGGACTTCTTCTCATAGCAAGAAGGAAGAGAGGAAAGAAGTTGAGCACACGATTGAAGTGAAGAAGAAAGTAGATGTGGACGCCATTCTTGAGAAGGCTATCAAGAAAGGTGTGGAAGATCTAGGTAAAACTGTACACTAGGGGGCGCTATGATTTCGACAGGAATAAAGGTTAACTCACTTTCTGGACGCGGGTTTGATTCCCGCCGCCTCCACCAAAGGAAATAATTATGCCCGGACCAGTTACGAAGAAACCCTCCGCAGTTTATACTCCCCCTGTTTCTATGAGGGGTGTTAATGCATTGGAAGGTCCAGAAGCCGTAAGACAGCAATTTACTAATATTGTTTCCACAGTTCTTCAGGATGCTGCAGTTGAAGTAGGGACTTATAGGGATAGATTAGGCAGGGAAACAGAATCCCGCTTTGAACAACCACCTGTTGCGGAGGAAGTAAGACAATATCCAGAAAGTCCAGAACTTGTAGGTCGTCATCCTCCTGCACCTCAAGGAGCAGAAGTTCCATTTGATGTTCCAGCAGCAGAAACTTGGGATCAGTTTTCCCCTAGAGGGCCACAAGTTGCGGATCGTAATCCGCCTGTTCCTCCCGGTATGGAGAGTGGTGCCGGTATGGGGGAAGGCTCAACGGCTGAGGCTGTAGAAATACTGGGTCTTGGCGGGGGAGAACCATCCCCAATGGGAAGGGCTGCGGGTGGTGCTACCGCTGAAGGGATAACGGCAGAAATGGAAAGGACTGGTCAAGCAATGCCTCCGGGTGGATCTGTTTCGGCTGGATCTACTGGCCCTCAAGAAATTATTCCACAAGCAGAAGAGTGGGGAGAATGGACTCCGGAAACTCCATATGATAAGAGGCGAGTGGCTCAGGAACAATATACGCAAAACGTAGCCGACAGGCATCCACAGGTGGTTGAGGTTATTGAGCAGGTGGTTGCAGAGAAACCTGTAGGT